CGCCCAGCAGGAGTTTCGGGTGAGGATCGGCACGAGTGAGCTGGCAGCGTCGTCGTGGGCAAGTAAGGCGCCGGTGCGCAGCGACAGCATCGTTATCGACGGGCGCGAGAGATCGATCCTCGACGTCCGTCCGCTCGGCGATGCCGGCACGGTCGCGCTCTACGAGCTCTTTGTGGTGGGCTGACATGTCGGTCATGTTCGAGGGACTGTCGGCGCGGGAGCTTGGCCAGAGCATCGGCCAGTGGGTGAAGGAAAACACCATTGCCGTGGCGGAGCGGGTTCTCCAGGAGGAGGTCCGTCGCGGTTTCGACATCCAACCGGTGGTCGTCACCGACGGCATGCCGCGGCGCGACTATCTGCAGGTCAAGCCGTTCGGCAAGATCGAGTTCGTGGCGCGGACCAGCATGTCGGACGCGGTACGCTGGGCACTGACCGAATTGCAGAAGAGAAGCCCGGTGCTGACAGGGCGATATGCCGGTGCGCACACCGTGATGATCAACGGCGCCGAGGTGCAGGGCAATATCTGGGTCGCGCTGCGCAGCGTCCAGCCGACCGACCGCGTCCAGATCGTCAATCCGCAGCCCTACGCCCGCAAGATCGAGGGCGCGACGGCAAACAGGCGCACCGGCCGCGGCAAACGGGCGGCGCTCAGCCGGCAGGCCAGGAGCGGCGTCTATCGCGTCGTGCTCCGTGCCCTGGTCAACCGGTTCGGCAAGTCGCTGTTCTTCGACTTCAAGTACGTGAACCTCAACACCGGCGTAAAAGTGTGGGGCAAACGGGGCGGCAGGAGCAGCACCCGGCGCGTCCAGCGCGACCAGGTGTATCCGGCGCTGCAGTTTTTCATCAAGCCGACCGGCCTGCCGAACTGAAGCAGCTATGGCAGGTGATACCCTACGCGACGCTTTTAGAGCGGAACTCGCGACCATCCGCACGTCCGCGGCCATCCCTTGGCCGATCAAGGACACGCTCAACACGTCGGAGAACCCCGACGTCTCGACGGGCTATCTGGAACTAGAATTCCCCGGCGGCAGCGAGGAACAGGCCACCTTCGGCGCGCCGGCCGCGAACCTGCACCGGGAAGAGGGGCAGGTGACAGTCAATGTCTGCACCCGTCTGGGCGGCGGCATGACCAAACGTGACCTGGCCGAAACCTACGCGGCCGCCATCCGCACCGCGTTCCGCATGCGCCGTTTCGCCGCCGGTGCGCGCTCGGTCCGCATTACCGCCACCGCGCCGATGGGCGGAGGCCACGACGAGGCCGGGCTCTGGGTCGAGTCCGTCGCACTCGCCTACGAGATTTACAACGTCGGCTAATCGCCGCCCCCGAGAGATCCGCCGCCGTCGCAAGCCGGCGGCATTTTTGTGTCCGAACCGAAGGAGCAGGCTGCCATGGACAGCGCCAACAAGCAGACGGCGGTGATCGCCGAAGTGACGCAGGGCACGACCCCGGCGACGCCCGCCTTCAAACTCCTGCGCGACAGCCGCGTCAGCGGTGCCCCGCAACGTGCCGACCAGCGTTCGCCGGAGCGCCGCAGCGACCGCATGGCGGCCAACATGTTCAAGGGGCTCGCCTCGTTCCCCAAGACCATCGAAATGCCCTGGACGCGCGACGCCGGCACCGATGTGCTGTGGGAGTCGGCCTTCTGCGGCACCTGGGCCACCAACGTGCTCAAGAACGCCAGCACGATAAAAGCCTTCACGCTGGAGGAGAAGTACGAGGGCGGTGCCACGGACCCGTACCGCCGGCTCGTGGGTTGCATCGTCGACAATGTCGACATCGCCTTCCGCAACGGCGAAGCGGGCACGTTGAACTTCGGGCTGCGTGCCCTGGCGGAAACCACGGCCACGACGGCGATCGCCAGCTCGACCTATACCGCCCCGACGCCGGGCTACGATCCTTCGACGCCGGCGGACATCGTCGTGAACAACCTCTTCTCTATAAGCTCGCCCAAGGTCGTGAGCCTTTCCCTGCGGATCGAGAACAACATCCGCGAGCAGTACCAGTGGGGCTCGGTCTCGCCCTTCGGCACCGGCCTCGGCCTGTTCAACGTCCAGGGCCAGGTACAACTCTATTTTAGCCAGCTCACCGACTACTCGACATTCGTCACCCGCCAGAGCGGGCTGGCCATGGACATTACCATTGGCGCCACCACGAACTTCAAGGACCAGCTCGTGATGGGCAACGTCGATGTCTGGAACCCCGACGTAGAAGATCCCGGCGCCACCGGCGATCACCTCGTCACCCTGAATTTTATGGCGCGCTACTTCGCCACCGACACCGCCGCCATAAAACTCACCCGCAACGTCGCCTGATCCTGGGGCCGGGGTAACCCGGCTCTAGCCGAACGCCGTTTGTCTTCTTTTCTCATCCCATCGGAGTGCATCGCATGGATGCCAAAGTGACCATCACGCATACGTTCCATCGCTTCGTCTTCCAGGGCGAGGGGCAGAAGGAACGCAAGGAGTCTTTTAGCGCCGGGCAGACCGTCATCGTGTCCCAGGAGGACGCGGCGGACTGGCTGGCCAAGGGCCTCGCGGAAGCTGCCGAGTAGCCGGGGACCTGCACCGACATGCACGGCACCGGCCCTTTTAGCGAATACCCCCTGGGCTATGCGCCCCCGGGCTCGCCTGAGTGGCGCCGGGCCATGTCGGGCGCGCTCAAGCAAACTTCTATCGTGCCGGAGGCGATACAGGGCACGACGCCGGCAAGCCCCGGCTTTCTGATCCTGCGCGATACCGTCGTCGAAAACGACATCCAGCGATCTGACTCGATCTCGCCCGAACGGCGTCCAGATCGCGCAACCTTCGCCATGGCGAAAGGGCTAGAATCCTTCCAGAAGACCATAGAACTGCCTTTTACGCGCGATGCCGCGACGGACGTCTTATGGGAATCGGCATTCTGCAGCGCTTATAACGCCGACGTGCTGATGAACGGCAGCGACCGGATGCCATTCACGCTGGAAGAAATCTATGACGCCGAGGGTTTTGGCGCCGTCCGCCGGGCGGTCGGCTGTGTCGTCGACGAGGTCGCGGCCGTGTTCCCGTCGAATGGCGTGGGGCAGCTGCGCTTCAAGGTGCGCGGCCTGGCGGAGGAGGCGGCCTACGGCCCGCTCGATGGGGCAACCTACGCCGCCCCGTCGCCGGGGCACGATCCCGTGACGCCGGCCGACATTCGCGTCGAAAACCTCTTCTCGATCAGTGCGCCGCGGATCGTGGCCATGTCGCTGATGATCCGCAACAACACCAGCGACCGTCACGCCTGGGGGACGACCGCCCCGGTCGAGACGGGCATGGGCGCGTTCGGCGTGGTGGGCCAGGCGCGGCTCTATTTTACCAAGCTCGCCGAATACACCGCCTTCATGCGCCGCCAATCCGGCCTGTCGCTCGACATGACGATCGGCTGCGTGAGCGGCGCCAGGGACCGCCTAAAAATCTTCAACGCCGATGTTTATAACCCCGATATCGACGACCCCGGACCGGGCGACGACCACATGGTCCGGCTCAACTTCGTCGCTAAGCACTCCGATTACGGCGGCGGCGTTTTAGCCCTCACGCGCAATGTCGCCTGACCCATTTCCACCTGACGCCGCCACATCGGCGGCGGCCAAATCCCTCACCTCACTGCTCGGAGGACGCATGTCCAACTATGCCTTTGATGACATCGAAGAACTGCAGCGTAATCGCGAGATCGAAGGCAGGGTGGGCGCCGAGCTCGGCCTGCCGGGAGGCCGGACGTTGATCGTGCTGGCCGCCTCCGATGCCAATCCCAAATGGCGGGCGCAAAGCGAGAGGATCGCGGCTGAACTGCGCCGCATGGCCAATGCGCGGGCGCCCAATGATCGCCTGCGCGACTTCCTCGCCCGCAAGTATGCCGAGTGCCTGGTCATCGGCTGGCGCGGGGTGACTTCCGGGGGCACCGACGTGCCCTTTAGCATAGAAGCCTGCCATGCCTTCCTGGTGGCGGCCGACGATGCCTATGCCGCCGTCGATGCGGTCGTCTACGAGAACAAGAATTTTCGCGGTCGCCGCCTCGAAGCCGTCGTGGACGACATAAAAAACTGATCCGGTGGGACAGCGACCACGTCGCCGACGTGGTGAACTGGCGAGCCATGGCCGCCAATGGCGACGTGTGGGCCGTCGACAAGCTGCTGTCCCGCCCGAGCCTCGGCGAGGAGGCCCTGCCGTATTGGCTGGCATTCCTGGAACTCTCCCGCGACCGGCTTTACGACCCCGTTTCCACGGGGATGTCCGGCGGGATCCAGCTCCCCCGGCCGATTGCCCGCGACACGCTGCGACGCGAGGCAAGGCGCCTCGGTTATAGCGCCGAGAGCCTCAGTGACTTCGTGACGGCGCTGGTCCGCGTGGACGATGCCTTCGTCGAAATAGAAACCCGGCGGATCGCGGCGGAGGCCAAACGCTCCGCTGACCGTGCCCGCCCAAGACGCTGAGCCATGGCCGACGAAACCAAGATCATCCGCCTCATCATCGACAGTTCCAGGGCCGTCGATGGCTCGGCCGCCGCGACACGGGCGCTGGCGAAGCTGGAGCAGCAGGGGGCCGCAGTCGAATCGACGTTGATGCGGATGGAGAAGGGGCTGGGGCGGCTGGGCGGATTCATGAAGGCACAGCTCGCCCTGATGGTAGCCGAACTCGCCGCCCGCCTGGTGCAGTTGGGCAAGAACGCCTTCGATGCCGCCTCCGGCATGGACGAGCTGGCCGAGCAGGTTGGCGTCACGTCACGCTTCTTCCAGGCCTCGCAGTTTGAGGCGGCGCAGAACGGCGTAAAATTGGAACAGCTGGAGGCCGGCTACTCCAAGTTCTCTCAGAAGATGGGCGAGGCCGCCGAGGGTTCCAAGGAGATGATGGAGGCGCTGGAACGCCTCGGCGTAAAGAACCTCGATGTTGCCGGAAAGCTGCGTCCGACCGAGGACATCCTGGTCGACGTGGCCCGCGCCATCACCGCCATCGACGATCCGGCCCGTCGGGCGGCGGCGGCCGTGGACTTCTTCGGCAAGGCCGGCACGCGAATGCTGCCGATGCTGTCCAGCATTGCCGCCGGCACGGACGTCATGGCCGCCAGGATGGAGGCGGCCGGCGCCTATATAGAAGACGGCACGGTCAAACGGCTCGACGCCATCGGCGATGCCGCGGCGCGCTCGGGCCTGCGCTGGCGGGCTTTTACCGCCAATACGATCGCGGCCACCGTGGACTGGTACGAGCGTAACAGCGCGCTCATCGGCATGATGACCGGCGGCCTGTCGCTTCTGATCGAGGCGTTTGTTCGCAGCCCGCAGGCCGTAACGGGCGCCATCGGCAATGCCTACGACAGCGCCACGACGAAAATGGGCGAGTGGATCGACGCGACACTTGGCGCTCTCGATGCGGTTGTTATCGCCGGCGCGCGCTTCAATGCGGGATTTGGCGAGGCGATTCGCTCAATTCCAGAGCAGCTCGGCAAGGCTTTCGTCGATGGCATGAACCTCGCCATTGAAGCCGTCGAGAAGGGCCTTAATGCGATCACCGGGACGATTGCCCGAAACGCGCCGTGGCTTGGCATTTCAGAGTCGGCGATTTCGCTTGGCCGAATCCCCGGCGGCGGGGCGAGCCTGGAAGATCGCAGCACCGGCATTGCCGCGGCGGAAAGCCGGGCAGAGGCTCGGCTGCGTGCAAGCGGCTTCGGCCAGGACTACGCGGGCCAGCGTGCGGAGAAGCGCGCGATAGAAGCCCATCAGCAGTTCTGGGCGATGGACACGGCGGGGACCGGCCCGACGCCGACCGTCACGACAGGTGTTGGCCTTTC